ATATTTCGGCAAATTTGGAGACCAATATTAGTCACGATTTACTCGACCTGGACGCATACATTCACATTACGTCGCCAATTCGACGTCTCGTGGACTTGCTAAATATTATTAAATTTCAGCAGGTATTTGGTCTCCATAAATTGTCCGACGGCGCGCTAACATTCTATGATAGCTGGTTAAGAGAACTGGAGTATATTAATACGACGATGCGCGCCATTCGGAAGGTTCAAATCGACTGTAATTTGCTGAATTTATGCTTTACAAATCCGGATATTTTGGAGCCGCTGTATGACGGATATTGCTTTGATAAATTGGAGCGGAATGATGGACTGTTTCAATACATTGTGTTTTTACCTGAGCTGAAAATTACGTCGCGGATTACGTTGCGTGACAATTTAGAAAACTATGAGAAGCGGAAATATAAGCTTTTTGTTTTTACGAATGAGGATAAAATGAAGAAAAAAATACGACTACAATTGACGTAAGAACTTACGTAAGAATTGACCTAAGAATTAAGTTTTTAAAATAATAAAATTGAAATTATACATACGCTATAAAATGTATGTATAATTATAATGTCTTATAACGCAACTACTAATACTAATACAATGAACACAAGATCTAAAACTGCAAAATCGAATAACAATTTAACTCAGATTATGGACAACATTAGCAACAATGTGAATCCTAAGACGGTGGCAGAGGGACTCGCGTTGCTATCGAAGCCCGATGATTTGATTGCTAAGTTACAATCGGGTGCGGACCAATTTCAAGCGCAAACTGGACGTGAAATGACTTACTCGGAGATGCGGGCAATGTTTGGATAAGTTTCCGTAGGAAACGACTTTTGGGATAAAAATAATAATATATTCATGTAATATATAATGAAACACAGCAGAAGAAGGATAACGCGTAGCAGTAGAAGGAGTAAACGCAGTAGCAAACGCAAGCTTAGCAGTCGAGGACGTATTAGACGCAAGCTTAGAAGTCGCAGACGTATAGGTGGCTGAGGCGGTGGAGATAAAAAACCTTTTTCCCCTAGTTTTTTATCGGGTGGCTGAGGCGGGGTCCCTGAGTTGAGCCTTTAATTTTTGCGTTTTATATATTGGGTTTTAAGGAATGACGCGCTTTTAAATTTAAAAAAAGTATTTTATCAGTGCTGATATTTGAACCACGAATAAACAAATAATTTATATATTTATTTGTTTATTTACTTTGGTTGTTATTTAAAAGTTCCATCATTTGCTTAGATTGCTCCATCATTTGCTTAGATTGCTCCATAATAATCTTTGTTAGTTGCCGGGTTTCTACGAGTTCTGCCTTGAGCAGTTCTATAATTTCAATAGTTGATAATTCATTTACGTGAACTAGTTCTTCTAATGGTTGAGTTATTGTTGCTTCTGTATCCTGGCAATTTTTCTTGTGTTTCCACAACCCTGAATGATAATTATATTGTTTGCCACATTCACATAAATAATGATTATTCTCATTTTTATTATTTAATTGTTCTTGTTGAATATGTTTATTGGTGCTAAGATGTTTTATATAATCACTATTTTTTGAGCATGTATAGTGACATTTTTCACATTCATAATTATATGATTTTAGTTTGTTGTCCAATGAAATAGGCGTATTACACATTTTAATATGTTTTTTTGTATTATTGTGTATTTCTAATAGTTGAATATTTTTCAAATATACATTACATGATTGACAATAAACTGAGTTTTGTTTTGTTTTTTTAATTGGCGTGACATTTGTTTTAATTTTTGGTTTTGGTAAAGGTTCAATGCTGTTTAAATTAGCATTTAATAAAGTAAAATACTCTTGCTCTTTTTGTCTTGCTTCATAATGGTTAGCACAATTAAAGAAGTTAATTATTTCCATTTTCCAATTACACCATCCACCATTACATCGGATTGTTTCGTATAGCTTACATTTATAATTAACCGATTTTTCATTTATACAACTGGTTTTGTGAGAATGTTTTCTTTGGACAAAATTTGTAGTGTGACCTACATACACATGAGTTATATTTGGGTCAAAACATGTAATTTTATAAATAATAGTATTAGAATAATCAATTTCATTCTTGGGCATTTTTATTTATTATATCTTATAAAAATATTATAAAAATCTTAAGCACTCGCGAAAATTAAAATCGCCTAAATAAGATTTTTCCTTATTTCACCATATATTTGTCGATTACGACGGCCTTGGTAACATTTTTCACAATTTGCTCTATATTATCATGTTGTTCTTCAACTGTGCCACCTGACATTGAGTTCATGACAATTTTATTGTATTTCACATTTTGTTTTGTTCTTGGGTCTTGGCATCCTGGATTCTCCTTCACCCATTCGTTAATTAGTTTAATATTTTTGAATGCAACTTGTTTTATTGCCTTGATGAGTGTAGGTTTGTCATCTGGTTCCTTTGTCCAACTATCATTTTCCTTAATATATATTGTTTCTCGTTTCAAATCACTACAATGTATGGGTCGTGAATATGTATCCAAATTATTAAAGTTTTTCAATAATATTTTAGAAATTCCATTTGCATAATCTACATGAGCAAAATTTTCAAGGTCAGATAATTGAACTTTTATAGAATCAACAAATTCGCTTAAATTTAATGCACCTTTACATTTCTCATTCAGGAAAAACTGTAGGTTGAATGTGTTGTTATTATTGTTACAATTGGAGTTGGCATTAATTGTATTTGTATTTGTTATACTCGATTTTAAAGCTAATTCCATCATTTGCTTTTGTTGTTCCATCATAAACTTTCTAAACTCTTGATTGTCTATCATTTGAGCCTTCATTATTTCTATAATTTCGTTATTAGTGGGAGGAATATTGTAAAACTTTGTTTTTGAATGTTGTTCAGAATGTTCCACGGAATGTTCTTCATCATCGGAATATTCATCGTCTATATTTTCTTTATCTATTTGTATCTCTTTGACATCCTTGCATTTTTTCTTGTGACGCCAAATTCCCGATTTATCTTTATATATCTTACCACACACGCATGTTAGTTTAGGGTTTTCTAGGGCTAATATTGTTGTTAAAGGTTGACTTTTGGGGGCATTTGGTTGATTTTGGGTTGATTGATGTTTTATCGTGTGTAAATGTCTTTTATAATCTTTTTTATTACACGTCACAAAGTCACAAGTTTCACAACGAAACTGAATAGGGGTTTTTTGGGGTAAAATAGGGCTTTCAAAGTTGCTAAACATCTATATAAGTTGCCAATATTATATTTTTCCCATTTTCACGGAAATTTTAGCATGACAATTGTTTCAAACTTAAAAACGGAATTTAGAGCATATTGGTCACAATGTGAAAAAACAGGGTTTTTCAAGATTCCTTTTGGGTCCTGAAATCTGGACATTTTTAGAAATGTCCAAAATCCATTTCCCTTTTTACTTTTTGGGAACACTTTTCTTCATTTTTCAAAATCAACCAATAATATATCTAGAATAACAAGAAAATAACCAAAGAAAATAACCAAAGAAAATAACCAAAGAAAACAACTAGGTAAATGGTTAGACATTGTATGTTGTAAAATACATTTTTTACAGCATAATAAAGGATAATATTAGAATATATTTATTTGCGCCTTTTATTCACATTTCGCCGCCGACGTGTTCCAGTTTTGTTACCACCAGAATACATACTCATACTATTTTCTTTTAGACTGTCATCAAGTTTCTGTCTTTCTTTAATAATAGGCAGAAACTGTAGACCCATTTGATTCACCTTGTTTTCTAAATTAACAAGTCTAGTATCACGTTCTTTAAAAGCCATATCGAAACTGCTCAACATAGCCTGTGTTTTTGACATAAAATTTATAAATATTGTAACAATTTTTTCTAAAAGTGTTTGAAACGCTATATATAAAAAACCAACTCTACTTCCAAGATTCGCATTTGATATATTGCTGCCATTGTTCTTAATATTATTAATCAAATCGTTATATATCGTGTTTATACCCAATTTATTTTCTTGTTTGCTTAAAAGGGGGTCGTCCATATAATACCAAGATACTTTATTATATACATTTTTATAAAAACATTTAATGAATATACTTTTTATGTAAATCTACTAGAAACTTGAGTTTGTAAACCATAACAAGAACTACAACAGCTACTTGTTGCGAAAGAATTATCAGACTTTCAATGTCGGTAAATGACGCAGGATATGGTATAGGAACATGATATAGGAACTGATTTTTAGTACTAAATAGCAGAGATTTTTCTACTAGATGAAGTTTATTTTCATTACTAATATCGTAATTTATTGGTCTATTCAAATTAATTATAATGTATATTGTAGCAAAGAAAAGCATACATAAGGCATTTGATACAACTGATTTTAACTAAATATCAATAACAATTTCAAAAAATGAATATATTTTGGATACAAAGGACATACTAATATATAATCAGAAAATAAAACCGTTTTAAAGACAAACCGTTTCGTAAATTGCCACGCTTACTAAATAAGGGTCCGCATTTGCTGCCGGACGTCTGTCTTCAAAATAACCATTTCTGATACGTATTGATGCGCTTCTATCGCCACTGCTTCTATCGCCACAACCATTTTGCCCTCGTTTGAAATGTGTGTAACTAGATGTCTCGCAATTTCCAGTTAATCGTTTGTCATTGTCTTCTCCATAGACCGCCATATGCGCCTCATGCGCTGCCTCTAATTTATCAATTGCCTTGTAAATCTCCAATAAATCTTCCTTGACTTCGCGCATTGTTTTGGTTGAGAAATTGGTATGTAATCCGGAGCCATTCCATTCGCCATGTTGTAGCGGTTTTGGATGCCAAACAATGTAAACATTATGGTCTTCGGTAACTCGTTCCAATACATATCTTGCTATAATCAGGTCGTCTGCTGCGACAATCCCCTTACCTAAAATCTGAAACTCCCATTGCCCGGGTGCCACCTCAGCATTTATTCCAGTTATTCCTAGTCCAATATCTAAGCACTTCTTAAAATGGTCTTCTACTATTTTGCGACCATGTGCGTTTTTGGCGCCGACTGAGCAATAATACTGACCTTGCTTACCATCATTATGAAACCCCAGCGGCAAATTAGTGTCATTAGAAAAAATGAAATACTCTTGCTCAAATCCAAACCAAGGGTCAGCACTATATATGTAGTCAATAGTTTTTGTTTCTTCATTATAAATACCTGCTACTTTATCGCAATCTTTGAATATTTTCTCGGCTCTAGAACGGTGATTGTTTTTAGCCGGAGTGCCATCGGGCAAAAATGTGGAACATAAAACTAGGAAGCAATCTATGCCGCTAGTTATACCGCGATTTGTGCCTTTATATAATTGGTGGCGAAATGGGTCTCTGTATAGAGCACAGGGTTTTAAAATTATCTCTGAATTATCCGTATGTGCTTGGTCTGTCGAGCTGCCGTCATAGTCCCAATCAGGCATATCAGATACTGAAATGGCCTCCTTTCGAATCGTAGTTATAACTCTAGATTTGCTGCGTAATTCACCAAGGCCGCCAATCCACACATATTCGGCGACAATCGTATTTGATGTGAGGCAATATGACATTGTATTGTATTTTATATTAATACATTATAATGTTTAAATAATTTTTGGATTATATATTATGGTTGATAAGGATAGAAAGGTAAAAAATGATAAAAAGGTAAAAAAGGGTAAAAAAGTAAAAAAGGTAAAAACAAAATTAAGATTTTTTAAAAGAAAATTTAGATTTATAAGAAAGTATAAATTATTACGATACAAGTTAAAGGAAAAGGATGAAGAACTCGGGTATCCCGATGGCATATATCAAAAGGTCTTCAAAATATGTTGTATACATCCAATTGGTGTTTTAGCAGGAGTATATTATAGCAGCTCGGTTTCTACAATATTAGCTACAGTATTAGCAACAATGCTTTCGTTATCATCGATTAATTACTGGCGAAATCCGTTAGTTTCATCCATAAGGCGTACAATTGACATGATTGTAGCATTTACCGCAATATCATATCATATTTATTTATCATTATCTACTACAAACAAAATACTTTGCCTTGGTTTAATACTATTGGGCGCCATGATGTATCCGATTAGTCTCGTAATCAACCACTGTGGTTACCATCAAATAGGATATATATTTCATTGTTTGATACACGTATTTGTTATGATAGGCGCCATATTCACCTACAGAGACTACTATAATCGCAAGAAAAATGCTGACCTAAATAGCTAATGAAATCTATACGTAAAGCGACTGGTTTGTGACGACATACTTGAGTGTTAATTCAGGTATCTTTTTAAGCTTCGACAGAAACTCGATGTTGCCTGTTTGTTCCGCAATTCGCTCCATCTCCGAGGCAATATTATTGATTTTTAATAGCGCCTTGACAAACTCTCCTAAGAATATTTCTTTCTCTTCGCCGAGTTTTTGTAGTACTACTTTACAATCATATTCGGTTTCACATTCGGTCCATTCTTCGACATAGTTTAACAAGTCGTAATGTATATTATAGTCAGAGCCAGTATTTATTCGCAACATGGTTTCTCTGTCTTCATATTCTGAATACATTTGACTTATCGAGCAGATTACTTCTTTCAATACAGTATCGTCTGTGTAGGGTGTATAGTCTTGGACGGCTTCTTGGACCGAGATATTTGTGAAACAGCTGAATAAGGAGATTAGTTGCGTTACCGATAATTTACTGATTGTTCCGTCTGATAATAATTCGGCAAATACAAGGCAATGGACTTCACGCAGTCCGGATGCCATTTTGCCTTTTGCTGACAACTGTAATACGTCGTCAACAAGGATACCAGCATCTTCTGTAGCGTATAAATTTTCACTTACACTTTCACTATCACTCACACTATTGTTTTCACTATCACTATCTAAGGCATCGCCGACTAAGGCATCGCCGACTAAGGCATCGCCGACTAAGACTTTTCCTAGCAAAAACCCATCTTCTTTGAGAAGGTTCACAACTTTATTCACATCATTGTCTAAATACTTTGTCAACCCTTCTTGTCGCCGCATGAGTTCATCTAATTCGTCCATTTTTTTAACGCTTTTATGTAATACAGCCATGTCCTCTTCCACGCTTTTATAATTGTCTTTAATTCTCTGTATTTCCTTGTCCATTTCCTTGCGCCTCTTATTGGCATATTTTTCTTTATTACTTTGTAGCTCAAAGTAGGTTTCGACTATTTCTCTTGGACTAAGCATCGCTTCTACGCACTCATTTAATTTGGCAGCTTCTTCGGAACACTTGTCAATGTCAACCTGTACTTGGCGTATTTGCGAATTCAGGTCGCCGGTTATCATCGATTGCTTGGCAAAGCCGACCAAATTTGTGTCACCAATATCGATTAAATTTAGTAGCAAATTGTAGGATATCTTGAACTTGGAACTCAGCGTTTGGGGCTTGCCGTTCATCATTGTCCTATATGATGTGGCGCTTGTGTCGCGAAAGAGGTTATTCAAATGTATGACATGACCTACGCTGTCTAATCCGAGTCTGCCCGCCCTGCCCGCTGCCTGCACATACTCATGTGCTTGTAAAACACGCATAGAATTACCATCATGTTTAAAAATATCGGTAAACACGCACGTTTTGACAGGCAAATTTAGTCCGATCGCAACCGATTCCGTAGCAAATAGCAGCTTGATATAGCCTTTTGAAAACAGAATTTCCACGATTTCTCGCAACACAGGCATTAAACCACTATGATGCATTGCTACCCCTTTGCGCAACAAAGCGACCATATCTAAATATTCCGGCAAATGTAGATACTCCTTATAATTAGGCAACTTTCGAATAATTTGTTCACATTCTCGATCAATTGTATAAGGTATTTTACTGTCAAATTCCAATAAATTGGCAGTTATTTCATGAGCGCAAACTTCTAATTGCTTTCTAGAAAAAACATAGCAAATTGCTGGTAACATTTCTTTCTCAACCATAAACTCGGAGACCTTGTTTAAAACGTGTTGTCTTTTCATTCGAACGTCATTTGCGTCAAATAATTTCAACATTTTGTCCATATTTCTGTAGTTTTGTTCATTGAAAACCCCTTGTGCGTCTTGTATTACAAATGTCTTGTCAGTTAAATTTTTAATTTCAGCTTGTAATGCCTTGTCTTTTACGTGTTTATTTATTCCATTTGTCGCCGTAATGAAACTATAGTGGGTTAAGGGGACAGCTCTTATAAATTTCTTTGTTAGATAGACAATCTTATCACTGTCGCTTTTACTATCACTGTCGCTTTTACTATCGCTTACGCTTGTACCTCTAGTTTCCAACCACGACGCAAACTTTTCCGGATTGTCTAATGTTGCCGATAGGCCGACCATTTGTATGTGTCTAGGTAACATCATAATACTATTTTCCCAAACATCACCTCTGCTAGGGTCGTTAATCATATGAATTTCGTCGAAAATAACACATCCCAAATCATTTTCAATATCCATTTCAAAAGAATTTGTTGAATTGTCATTTTTTGACCCACTTTTGAGTTGGTAAAGTTTATTCAATAAGATTTCGGTAGTCATGATGAGTACACTTGCGTCCGGATTACAACGAATATCACCCGTGATAATTCCTACACTGATATGCTGATATTTTTGTGAAAAATCAAAAAACTTCTGATTGCTTAAGCTCTTAATCGGCGAGCAATAAATAACTTTTTTGCCTCTAGACACGAAAAAATCCAATGAAAATTCAGCAGGTAATGATTTTCCGCTACCCGTCGGGCAACATGCTAGTACATGATTTCCTTCCACAATCGCTTCAATTGCATATTTTTGAAAAATGTGTAATTCATGTGGGAATTTTGTAAAGTGTTCCTTGTATTTTTCTTCATTTTCAGAAGGGTAATTATTAATGTCGCAAATTTTAACCATTTTAATTTTGTTATACTACATATATGTAGGTAGATGTGTTTATGTAGTTTTTATAATGTAATATAATGTATTATAGTGTAATATAAAATATTAAACATATAGGATGTAATATAGCATGTATTAGTATAACATGAATAATAATATAATAACAATTTTACAACAG